TGCTAAGGCTTGAGCCACTTGCATGCGTTGATCGGAAACTAATTTTTTTTCTTTGGCTTTAAGAAAACCTTCGTAAGTTAAACCAAATTTATTGTTTGAGCCGATCCTACTTTCAAACTCTTGTCGACTGGCTTGCTCTTGTTCTGACATAGGAGCTGGCTCTGGTTTTGGTTCCAGACCATACTGCCTTGTGAGGGGTAAGCCAAAGATGTTTGTTTCGTCTAGTGTTGCCATTATTTTATTTTAAATGAGCTAGGCTGGCTATGCCACCGTTTGCTTTTTTCATCGGATATCTACTTTCGTAATCTTCTACAACTCCATTGTAGTAAATTTCAAATTCAGCATCGGTCATGTCGGGAAAGTATGTATTCCTTCTGGTTTCTAATCGAACAGGGTCTTTTTCAACCTCACCTGCTATATACATGTGTTCATCTATGGCTTCTTGTAAGCCCTTATCATCAAAGCCTCTGTGCATCTTTGCCCTGTGTGCATACTCGTGTGCTTCTATTTGTTTTGGGTCAAATGATCGGTCTTGATACGTTACAGGCTGACCGGGCATAACAAGTAAGTCGCCTCTAGGTTGCTGATATGCTGGTGAAACCATGCCGTATTCAGTTAAATAATTAGGGTTTCCAAGTATATTAGCCGTTTCTGGATATTGATAATTATAAATATCTGGTTCTTGAGCGTAAGTTCCATCGGCATAATATTCTGGGTTTCGACCAGCCTCTTCTATGCTTGTGCCACTTATATTGGCATAAGGGTCGTGTGCTGGATTGCCTCCAAAAGCTACATCTGGGTCGTTACGTCTTCTTCTTTGGGTTTCTTCCATGGTTTGTTTTTCACCTTGAGCTTCTTTCATCAGGTTTGCATGGTCTTCTGCCCTAGCATAATACATCCCATCATCTGCTTGCATGTATTTTGTTGCGTCTGGCGGTAAATATTGTATTAGGTCTGTGGGAAACAAAATAAGTTCTGGAGATGCATCGCTCGTGGGCTGCATTTCTAATATGTTAATTTCGTCTAGTGTTGCCATTGTAGAAATATATCATACAGTGGCTCTTTCTTTAAGTCTTCTCTCGGCAATTCTTTGAACCTTCCACGGTGGCATGTCTTCGTTGTACAAAGAACCAATCTGGTTAGAAAGTCTACGCCACGGTGCCTTCTTGCCCATCTTCTTAAAACGGATCATGGAAGTATCCACATAACGAATAATGTCTTGTTGCTCTGGCACTTCGACAAGGTAGTTGTGTCTGCCTCGTTTCTCTAAACGATAACCGTATGGCACGCCTCCACCTATGTATCTGCCTTCTTGCTCAACTCGTAACTTGCCCGTGTGTAACTTGGCAGCTGTGCTGTCTCTGTCCCACTCGGCAAACGTAGCCATGATGTTAACAAACATTTTCGCACTCGGTGACATGGAGGTGCTAATGGATTCTGCTCCGCCCAGAATATCGTGAGCAAACAAATGAATGTTGGCATCGTTGAAGTCATCACGGATTTTACACAGCACGCTGATGCGTCTGATGAGACGATCAAGCTTAGAGCATAGGACCACATCGTTGGGTTCGAGAATGTTCTTCAGTGCTTTGCCTTGCGGTCTGTCATCGAAGTCAATGGTGCCAGAGATACCATCGTCAATGTAAAAGCCGTCAGGTTCTTTGTCGAACAAATACAAGGACATCTTGGTAATGACTTTCTTTTGCTCTGCCAAAGAGGTACCGTGATTGGCTTGCTCCATGGAAGAGACTCGGCAATATCCATAGATGGATTCGTAAACAAGTTTAGGTGCAGTGATCATTGTGATTCTCCTACATCAAAACCTTTATATTCTTCGGCTTCTTGTAATTCTTTTTTAAGATTTAGCAAATTTTGTTTTACTTTTTTGTGTGACTCTGTTTGTAAGAATATAACTTCTTGACTTGCCATTCTTCTTATCATGTTCTCACTTACTCCCAACCCTCTAGCTAAAGCATGGTATGGGAACTTGTATTTTTTATGCAAAATTCTTATATCTTTACGCATTTTAATTTGCTCAATCTCTTTCATTGTGTCCACTCCTTGCCAGAGGCAATCTTTTTAAGTATCTCAAGAACTTCTTCTCGTGAGTCTTGATCTTCCAATTGATTAAACAATTGAATGATCTCGTAAATTTTATCGGTGTCGCTCATTTGGTTCTCCATACTCTCCAACCGTCTGTTAATTTTCTAATGACAAAGTCTTTGACAAAGTCTGGCTCGGTGCGTCTGTAGTTAGACACTCTGCCTCTAAACCTAATGGCTTCTTTGTAATCATCAAAGAACACACTGTCGCCTAAATCCATGGCATGAATCGTGTGGTAAAGATCGTCAAACTTTTTGGCACGATGCCAGCCCTTTTGGACTGGCACGTTCTTGTCTACTATCATGACTCTTCCTCAGCCTCAGCTGCTTTTTGTTCAGCAACTTTTTTGTCGGTGATGAGTTTGCTCATGGCACTCCAGACCAGAGACTCGTTAATGTCTCGGTCCCAAGTGATGAGTCCTTTCTGAAGGCAAGCGTTACAACCAAGTGGGTTATTCAAAAAGCCTTGGAAGGTTCCAGTAAAGGTACCGTGATCTTCGATGACGCAGTGACCTTCGTAGGTCTCCTGCAAATCACCTTTGAGTTCTTTCCTGTACCTTGCGATCATTTGAGCTTTGGTTTCTTCTGCTGTGGTTCTCATTTTACCAACCTGTAGAATTCTACTCTTTCTTTGTTATCAGGTTTCTTAACATAGTTGTCTATGGCTCGTTGCACTTGCTTTTGCAATTGAGAAAGTAAGAACGGCATTTCATCCTCTTTGTTCTCAGGCAACATCATAAAGTCACTCTTTCTATTAACGTATGCAATGTTATCCAGTGCTTCATATAGTTTTTCGTTATCAGTATTCATTTACACCACCTCCTTTTGTTTTGCTCTGCGATCTCTCGCTTTGCGGTTAGCTATCTCTTTACGCTCCTCGTTCTCATCAGCAAACCAAATCTCTACTAGAGCTTTGGCTAGTTGGCTGTTGGTGAACGGGGTCTCGTTGGTCAAGATGTTTAAGTCAGTAGGCTTGAGGATTTTACTCTCGTAAGTCTGCCAACTTTCATCCTTGAGTCTGAAGCTACAGTCAGTGCTTGAATAAGTAACCAAGCCATCGACTATCGCTCCTTGATGATTCCCACTGTCAAAGTAGGTTTCTGTGTTGTTGTTTTTTTCCATTTGATTCTCCTGTAAATTTAAAAAACATTTTCTAACTAAGATAATTATCGGTTATCTAGGTGTTAATGTCAACACCTATATACAAATAAATTAGAACCTATTCATGACTATTTTTGATGGTCGCCCAGATCGTGCTTTCCTCTTGTATCGCATGCCTATATATAATTCTACTTGCCAAGCGTTAGATCGGTTAGAAGCCAACGCTTGCTCCAGTATGTCTTGGTCGATGGGGTACTCGTCATACGAGCAACTCATGTTGGATGGGTCTAAGCCATGCTCCTCGGAATAGTCACCCTTGGTGGTGTGATAATTCCCAGCTGGTATGAGTCGCTTGTGTTCGCTTTTTTTAGTCATGAGATTATCTTAACCTAGAAAATAAAACAGAGGTTATGCAACCTCTGCTTTTTTCTCCTGTAATACGATTAAACAATCCATGGCTTTTTGGGCTAGGCTAAATGCTTTGGTCATAGCTTTCTCGGATTCTTCGATGTGTTGAATCCAAGCATTAAGATACTTAGCATGATCTGCTCTTGGGGTTTTGCTGATTCCAAGGTATGCACACATGAAAGCAGAACCTATTTCAGCTACCAGTTCTTCGGTCGCATAATCCAGTTTCTCGGCAACTCGGTTGGTACGCTTTTCAGTCATGGTCCAGTGAGTAAGCTCATGCAACTTAGTAGAAAAATAATCTACATCAGTAAAGAAATCTTTTTTATCTGGCATGGTAATGAAATCCAAGAATCTGTCGTAGTAAGCACCGTCTTGGCTACCGTGAACAAAATGTGCTTGAGTGTTAGAAATAAAGTCGCTGATGACAGCTACATCTTTTTCATTCAACTCAGTTTTGTGCAATGCAATTTTTTCAAACTTGTAGTCTTCTATCTGGACACCGTTGAACACGAATGCAAATCTTTGTAAAAGATAAGTAGGTAGTTTTTTGGTGGCATGATATTTTGCTTTCTCAGCTTCAGTCAACCAAGAAACTTTTTTCTCTCTAAGTTCCCAGTAATAAACCTGACTTCCCTTTGAGCCTTTTTTGATTTTATAGCCCATGTCACTCCACTGTTTGAAAGTTGCCCACTGGTTGCACTTCCATCCATTCTTAATAACCATGAAGTTTAGGTTGAAAACATTTCCACCCTTGTAGTGCTTCTTGGTTTTAATATTCATTGGCAATCCGACTTCAACCCAACTCTTAGTCCAGTTGTCGCCTTCTGTTTTCATTAACTCAATGATGTTGGCTTGCATCTCCTTCATCATATTTGGTTTTGCGTTTTTCATATATTCTCCTTTTATTATTAAAGTAAGCATTGCTTACAGTGTTAATATATGGGAAGTAAGTGTTGATGTCAACACCTAATATGAAAATTTAATGAATAATTTTTTCGCTGTTTGTTAAGTCGTCATCGCTCGCAAAATATGCTTCAGTCAAAGCAGCTAGTTGGAGTTGGTGGAAAGCCACGATTTGAGAAAGGTTTTTGTTCATCTGGATAAGTAAGTCGTTGTTTTGTTGCAACTCGTCAATCACCTGTTCGAGATCAATCTTTTTTTTAGCATCAATGTTCATTTGCCCTGACCTCTGTAAATTTTCTTGGTTCTTCTTTTGTTGGTTCCTGATCCATTGCTCAAACGTGAGTCACCGATGGATGTTTTCTTTTTAATGCTGTTGATTTTTTCTTTAGCCCAAGTTTTTGCCACGACTCTTCCTGTTGTTACGATCTTGAAAATAGACCCTTGTGTAATATCTGCGGATGATTGCCAAAATTGAAAGGATGATCAACTGCGATAAAGAAAGTATAAACGAGTTGGTGGTAAAAACCAGTACGATTGAGAGGGTAAGCCAAGAAAGTGGAAAGTTAACCAAGGCTCCGAGAAAGGTATCAACCCCTGCCTCTTTAAGTGCGTTGCGATCTATCTTCATATTATCTCCTTTTGAGCATTATACATAGATATGTTCAGTTGAACACTTACTTTGAAAAAATTATACATAATATGTCTAACACAGTTGCAATAGCCTAGCTGTGGAGTCGCTGAAAATTTGGGGTGTCGGGTCGAATTTTTCTGATTTTTTGGAGGTTTGAATCCAAATCCAATAGAGTCCCGTCCTATAGGGCTTCTGGGGGCTTCAGACAGGCTGTTTCAGAGCTGATGTTAGCACTGTGGACAGACCGCATGAGAGAAAGCCTGAGCAAAGTGTGGAATTTCCCTGTAAAAAAATGCGTAAGTCACTGATTTGCCGTCAAATATTGATTTTCTCCCGATTTTTAGCTCTGTGGGGAGAAAAAGACTCCCCTCTTGGTTTATCTCGTGATAAATAGGATTGAGGTCAATCTAAAGTGTCATACAAAGTGTCATACATCCTTGAACTCTGCATCAACAATATCACCACCGAATATCTGCTTTAACCTGTCTTCTATATCCTTGTGCGACATGTTATCCAAGCTAGCGGTAATGTTTAAGTTCTCTGTCTTCTTAACCTTTAGCCCAGCCAGTTCATTCAGCTCTCGGATAGCAGAGACCGATGCATTGAACTGTCCTTTGTTGTAAGCTTCTTCGCTAATCTGCCACAACATCTTCGCAGTCTTCTCAGGTGTTATCGCAAACTTATGAGCAAGCTCTGCCTTCTGCAACATGATCGCCTTAGTTACATTAGGATTCTTTCTGGCGTTCATTAGTCTGGTAGCTGCATGGGCAGGGAATTCAAAGCCTGCTCTTCTAGCCGCTTCGGTCTGTGTGCAACTGTCGTTCACATAGTGCCAGACGAACTGGTTCTGCATCTCTGTTAGCTGTAGCTCTTCGTTCTCTTCAAAAGCAGTGGGTCTTTCAACCAATGGTTTCATTGGAGCTTTCTTCGGTCTGCCTTTGTGTTTGTTAGGTGTCTTCTTTTCTTCTGTCATATCAATTACCAAATGCTATCTGGCTGATGATGTTCTCAATAGACTTGAGCTTCTTCTTATCATCTCGGCTCAGTTTGCTGTTCTTCTCTCTTTCAACATAGACTTTGCCGTGATCAGCCAAGGCTTGAATCATCAGCTCTCGTTCTTTCTCGGTTACTATCAGTTTCATTATATCTCCAATTAATCCATTAAAGGGTAGAGGGTATGGGGTAGGGCTTCCCTAATAGTGCATATACCTATACGACATCCATACCTATAAGCTACTACCCCTACTAGTATGTATATATAAATATTATTACTTAATGTATACACTATACCCTACCCAAGCCTTAAACCCTTTATTCTAAAGGATTTGAGGTCAGTGTATAGGTAAGGGTACCCACCTCTCTTGCAGTACCCTACACCCTCACCACCAACCCCAAAGTTGTTATTATTACTAAATGTTTCTCTATTTTGCATACCCTACCCTACCCTGTCTCTATTCAACCACCTCATCCGATGGTAAGTAGACTTCCACGAAAGCCTCACACTTGGGACAAGATAGGTTGGTTATCATGAGGTTAACCCAGTCATCATCGTTAATGATCTCGTCTCCACCCC